TTCTTGAAAGGGATGATCCGAAGATGCGTCACATACTCCAAACTACGATGCGTGCAATATTGGAAGCAATGGGTTCTAAAACGGAAAATTAAAAGGAGAATTGAATATGCCGAGAAAAAAAGTTCCAGATGAAATCATGGTAAATATTAAAAGCAGATTGATAGAACTAATGGGAAACTTAAGATTGGGTAGGGGAGCAAATAAACAATTTGCCAAAATGGTGGATATCAATCCAGCAATGCTATGTAGGTGGGTTGGTGAGGATACAAAAAACAAATTTAAAAAAGATATTCCTCCCACATTGGCCAACCTTATAAATATATCAATAAAAATTGGTATTCCCATCGAATATTTATTATATAGAACAGATGATGACTGGCGAAGAAGGGCAACATTTGACAGTCGATTGACCGATGAAGAGAACGAAGAGATATTTAAAAAGCTTATGGAGATGAGAGAATTAATGATTGACGGGATGTTGGGCAAGAGAAAGCTGGCGGGTTCGAGTAAACCAGAGGCACATAGATTTGCGGTGGGGATTTAAAAAATTTCTATTTTGATTTTGGGAAGTCCGGGAAACAGGATGGGCATCTACCATATCCTAATGCTTCCGCCTCCGCACTTGTCATTTCCTTTAAATATTGATTTGGAATCTGAGATATATGTTGACAATTTCGGAGATGATAATATTTACCTCTCGGGGCAACAAAAACATTTTCAACCATTTCTTTAATATATCCCTTTATGGTCATACAGCGTTTGGCTTCAGCATAGTGGATTACGGATAATAATCCTGCCGTCAATAAAATATCCGCTGTCATATATACAGCCCAACCCCTGTTACATTCTTCTCTATCTTTATTAAATTGTACTTGATCAATTGGTTGGCCGTCACTTCTTTTCCATCCAACATTTTTTACGCATCCGCTTCCCAAAATACAAATTGCCAAACTTAAAAATAATATCCACCGTTTCATAGTGATCCTCCTTTTGTAAAACATCATACTCCTTTTTGCGCTCGAAGTCTATCTAATTTGTCTTCTCCATTCTTCTGGGCTTTAGCCGATATATTCGAGGCATAATTGCGGTAAATGGTCAATGGTGTGTTGCCTGCCATTTTAGCGATAACTGCTGGGTCTTCACCTTCCTCTAAAAGATTAGTGATTCCTGTATGCCTAAAGGCGTGACTGCTCCTTCCCCTTCTCGACACTCCCGACTTTTCCAGAATCTGATTAACATGTAATAACATAGCATGAGATTTTAAATCGAACAACAAGGAATCCTGTGCCTTCCCTTCCATGATCTGTTTTAATGGTTCAATGGCCTTGCTGGGGATACTGATTTGACGTGATGTACGGTTCTTGCTTTTTAAAATGGTGATGAGGTGACGTTTGAGGTCTACATTTTCAATACGAAGATTGGTCAGTTCCCCTATTCGTAATAGCCTGTAGAGCAATAGGTAGCCTATGACTTGGTCTTTTATGGGTAGGGTAGGGAGTATATTGAGTATTTTCTGGACCTCTCTTCCGTCGAGGTCTTTCTGGACAGCCCGTGGGATGTCGGGTGGACCCTTATAGAAGATAGTTTCAGGTTTTTGAGTTATTAGGCGGAGCGGGTCATAGAGCCAGTTCAAAAAGACGGTGATCCAGCGCAGATGAGTCAACCGGCTCGACGTTCTGAGTGCAGTTAGACTGTTCAGATAACAAATTACATCTTCTTTCTGTATCTCTTCAACAAATTCCCTATTCTTTTGCGTCATACAGAAATCCAGAAACTTGGGTATAATGGTTTTGATCTGGCTGGCCGTGTTCGGAGCGGGATTCCGTGCCTGCTGGTAGGACTCGTAAAATGTGGTGAAGATGGTGGATAGGTTATTCATGGGGGACCTCCATAATCCAAAAGACAGGATTGTAAAACTCTTCCAGTGCTTGTTTAAGTTCTTCGTGCTGTTCTTGATTTAATTCAATTATACCGTCAAAGGTGGTTCCACTATGAAAATCTCCATTTGACAGTTCAATGCCTTTCTCTGTGTTGTAGACACTCTTTCCCTGTTTCTTCCAGTCGTCAAAGATTAGTTTTATTTTCATGGTTTGCCTCTTAACTAAATACTAAATAAGGTAAGTTGATTATTGACCTTTTCGTGGATTACTCTAACGCCCTTTTCGTCCCTTCCATTACCGTTTTTCTTATCCTGTACCTCTTGCCATAAACTTTCCCATTTGCCGTTGTCGTGATGGGTTAATACCTCTTCTGCTACCCTTATTTCTGCTAATACCTCCTTTCTTCCTTCCCGCTCGTACTCAAAGTCAAGGGGTTCTTCGATCTCTCCGTTAATCGCTTTCGCAAGGGCCATATAATCTCCACCTGCTCGTAATACTCGGGCTGTTTTCCCGAATCGTACTTTTCCGTCTATGGCATTTGATATGGCCTTCTTTTTCTGGCTGATAAGATTATACATCTTCATGTCAATATTAGTCTTGGGATCGGGCCAATCAATAAGCAAATACCAGCATATCACCCCTTTTCCCTGTCCAGTTCGATGCGCCCGATCCTCGGCCTGATCTGTACTTTCGGGACTATATTCTACGTCCGTAAAGATTACGTGGTTGGCTGCCGTGATAGTAAATCCTCTATTCAGGACATTTAACCCTGCCACTATTGCCGTGATTCCAGGATCTTCCTGGAAGCGTTTAATATTTTTGAACCGATCCTTTGTCTGCATCGTCGAGGGTACAAATATATGATTAATTCCATGTTTAACAAACTCTTGGTGTAGGGTAGCCTGCATTTCCCGGAGTGCTGAATAAACTAAAACCTTTTCGCCCTGCTCTCGTGCGTGTTCCGTTATCTCAATGGCCTTCTGAATCTTTACATTATGGTCTGGACTTATCCTTGGGATCGTGGCTCCGAATCTCATAGACCAAAGGGCTTTAGAAATAACTCCCATGTTAATTTCTTCCTCCGGTTTTCTCATTTCTCGGTCGATCTTCTTCTTGGCCTCTTCAACTATTATACCATATTCGCTGGCATGTGCAGGGTCTAAGGTTAAGGCCATAACTCGTCTGGTCTTGGGTGGTAACTCTACCATTTCGTCTTTGAGTCTACGGATCGTGCAAGTCCCTAAAATTTTCCAAAATCTGTTAAGGTTTGAAACCTCTGGTAGTTCTTTCTTGCGTCCCTTATGCAATGTATCTTCAAATTGAATGTCTTTAAACTCAAATGTGCTAAACTCTTCAGCGAACAACTTACTTCCTCTCCTGTCGAATCGGTACGGAAATAGGGGATTATTGTGTCTGGTGATGTAGCCCAAGTTAAAAAAGGTGTCGGTGATGTAGCCTTTCATTAGAGTCCCTGTTAGTTCAAGCCTGCTCTTGGCGTGGATTGCCCTGACTGCCTGACCCCTAAAACTTGTCTTACTTTTAGCCTGCTGGCTTTCGTCAATAATTACGGATCGAAACAGTTTTTTAATTCTTTTATAAGCGGGATATTGCTTAATCGACTTGGATGAATAGGTATAAGCTGAATATCCACATCTTAAACAGTTTTCACCAGTCCATTCTTCTTTGGCCTTGCACTTTGGGCATTGTCTTTGAATGAAGGAATATTCAGTACTGCACCCTTGACAGGTTCGGCTGGTATTGCCTTCGACGTGATGTTTCTCGTTTCCGTCTTTATCGTATTTAATACAGGTCCAGGGATCGTAAACCCTCCCCGTATCTAAAGACAGAAATTCGTATGATGTGATGTAAAAGGTGGTCCCCGGTGATTCCGTTTTACTGTCAATGGCTCGTTGTAACAGAGTAATGGAATCATGTGTAGTCAAGCGTTGGGCTTTGAAGCCGAATTTTTCGGCTTCATTAATCCAGTTTTCTATTAGTGAGGATTGACAGACTACTAAGACACGTTTGACATTGCGGATAGCATTGAAAACAAAGGCCGAAACCGTCTTTCCGCCCCCCATGTCGTAACCGATATAAGCGGATTTGGTCTTTGACAGGATACGGGCTAAATCCTCGGCTTGATATAAAAATTCTCCCTGCATAAAAGAATAAGTGCTGGTAATTTGTTTCATCCATCCTGCCACAAGTTCGGGCCTTTCTTCCATTATATCCTTCACGTCCGGGACTTCAAATGCTTCGAGAAGCAAGGCTATCTCCAGGGGTTCAGGCTCTCTAAACTCCCGACTCCCCTGTTCGGTCTCGATCTCGATAGAAAGGTAGCCCCGGTCTATTTCTGTGGTAATGGTCTTTTGATCCTTCCCCTCTCCAGTAACCTCTATTCCTACAAATTCTTTAGCCCTAATCCATGAGGGTCTGATATAATATTTTTTCCCTCTCTTAAAGAGTTGCAGGGGTTGTTTTCCGTTTCCGTTCGCCATGTGATCTTGTCTGTATTCACTATCTTCGACCGTATCGTAAACATCGGCCCGTGCTATGTACTCTCTTTCCTCAAAATAGGCTAATAGTTGGTGTTCCTTGGGCGGGTACAAAGGAATGGATAATAACTTAAACTTTGCTTTCAGGGATTCAATTTTCTTGCGTGTTAAATCGGTTATTGTCAAATTAAAACCTATATCGGTTAGTATCTTCTCTGCTTGATCTACCCCTCTCTTACAAATTGCAGGAGTTTCTAAAAAGGCATCCTTTAAACCTGTGGGCTTCCCCACTACCGGGTTATAGAATGATAGAGTATCATTATAAAAGTCGAGCATGGCCATTGCTGTCGGGTCTCCCCTCTGTCCCTTTGCTGTGATTTCGATGTTATTCGTTCCGTCAATTTTAACAAGATTGTTAAGAAATGGAATTTGAATTATATGGTCGCTGAGGTCATAAGGCTGGTATTTATTAGCCTCGGCTATGGGCTTCCATGTTTCCAGTATTTTTTGTTCAAGGGTGGGATCGTTG